GCGCACTTATGTTCGTGCGGTACTTCCGAGTGATCGGTGTCTACTATATTACTCTCTGGATGTGCAAAGTCAACGGTAAATAAGTAACTTCCATGATGCCACTTTTTATCTTTACCAATATATTTTCCGTGTTGTCCACCTAAAATATCATAATTAGTAACAGCAGGATAATAACTAAAAGAATTCCAAAGTTCCAATTCATCAAGTCTCTTGGATGGAACAGACTTGGGTTCATAACCACGTTGAATAAAAGCCGTAATTGGGAGACGATAAAAGATTGCGCCATTTTCCATAAGTGCATGCCATAAGATAGCCCTACCTGTAATACAGCTAATACCAAAGATAATGCAGTCTTCAACTTCTCCGTGATGTTTTTTAAGATCATATAAATACTCCCTTTTTATTTGCGCGTATTGTACAGGAATATTTGCGTTTAAGTAAGCCATAATTTTATTTTATTTGACCCCAATTAGGACCAGATTCGTAGTCTACTTTGTTAGGTACTTCTAAGTCAACAGCAGATTCCATAATCTCTTTTATTTTATCTGCATTACCATTAACAGATATATCAAGTTCATCATGTACTTGTATATGTGGTGTAATACCCTCCTTATGTAATTCTACCATAGCTTTTTTAGTCATATCAGCTGCGGATCCTTGTATTAATTTATTTAATGCCTTGTAAGTAAAAGCTCTCCTAATCCCTGGTCCGTGTTCCGCTAAGGCTGCATCATGAGGCAAGGCTTTGTGTATACCATATTGATTCGGTTCCCATAAATTAAATCTACATCTACGGCCTAACCAAGTTCTTATCCTACCATTGTCAGCTGCTTTACGCATAACACTATCCATTAAGGTTTTTACAAAGGGAACTCTGTTGTGATATTGTTTAAATAAATCTTTAGCTTTGTCTTCATTAATTCCAAGTTCCGCCATAAGTTTATTTTTACCCATACCATAGAACAACCCAAGATTAATTGTTTTAGCTTGAGATCTTGGTATGTCTGCCATTTCAGCTACGATTTGATGAAAGTCAGCTTCACCATCTTTGTATGCTTCGATAACATCACTTACTCCATATAAATTATCTAATGCTGCATAATGAACCACAAGTCTTGGTTCTTGTTGAGAGTAATCAAAACAACCCCAAGTGTGTTTTTCTTCAGGAATAAATAGAGATCTGATCATTGGTCCAAGGTCTTTGTTACGTGCTGGTATTTGCTGTAAATTAGGGTTTGAATAAGAAAATCTACCTGTCACAGTTCCGCCATTATCTGAACGCAATTGATTTATGTCAGCGTGTATTCTACCTTTGTGTTGATGCTTTAATATGGTATCTATAAATGTCGTATGTGCTTTATTTATTTCACGAGCTTGTGCGATTTGTTTCACCAAAGGATGAGGGTGATTTTGTAAAAAGTTTTTAGTAAAAGAAGGAGCAGATGTTTTTTCAGTTCGGTCAAATGGTAAGTTTAGTTTTTCAAAAACTTGAGCAATGGATCTTGCAGCCCATATTTGGGTGTCTATTCCTGTTTCTTTTTTCACTTGGTGTAATAATGATTCTTCTTTTTTGGTCAATTCTTTTTTTAATTGATGCGCTGCTTTCACGTCTACCCGCACCCCTAGGAAACGCATATCAACCAAACAAGGAAACAACTCAGTCTCTAATTCAAAGATAGAAGAGATCTCTTCTATTAAAATTTCTTTCTTCATTTCTTGCCATAGTTTTAAGGTCAATACAGCATCTTGCTCTGCATATTCTCCAACATACATTGCGGGAAGCTTATACATCTCAGACTTAGGATCTATGCCCCATTCCTTCGCAGTTTCCTTTAATACAGCCTCATTTTTGCCGATTCCGACGTAATCACGACCCAAACTACCTAAATCGTATCGAAAGCGATTCTCGTCCACGAGAGAGCCAGCAATCATGGTATCTACAATCTTCCCATTGATTTTTAGCCCTGCAGCCCTAATAAAGCATACATCGTACATAGCATTGTGAAATATCTTAGTTGAAGGATAATTTAGAATTGTTCTAAAGTAATTCATTACTTTTTTCTTATCCATATTACCTCCACCTTCGTGAGCTATTGGATAATATGCTGACCAACCCTCAACTGCTAAAGCGATACCAACTATTTCAGCTTTACCAGTTATAGATCCTGACCCCATACTCTTAAGGTCTGGGTCTTTAGTCTCTAAGTCAATTGCTATCTCATCATAACTAGATAGATCTTTGAACTCTTCAGGTGGCAGCCACTCTGTTTGAGGTTTAAATAATATCTTCATTCCCAATCACTTTCTATTTCAGTAGTCATTTCTTTATCAAACTTTATTTCTTTTAAATAAGGTTTAATCATGTTCCAATATTCAATAGTAGGATATGCAAAGCAATGATCTGATCTTAACCAATGATCAATAGTAGTTTTCTTAATTATATTATCTTCAACTAGCTTTTTCTTGTCTAAGTTATTTCTTAAATATTCTAAAAAAATATCTTTGGAGGGTAAGTGTGGCCTTGTTTTAAATTTTTCATCGTATTCATTTATAAGATGTTGATTATCTTTTAAGTGTTCCATGGCTACATCCATAGATAACGTTTTTTGCACGGGTTGTTTAGACTCAGATCTGTTTAATTTACCTTTTAATATTTTAGCTGCATACTTAAAACTATTATCACCCTTGTCCATCGCTGTCGGAGTCCGATAAAACTTTTTTGATTGCGAGTCCGAACTCTCTTGCGATTTGTGGGACGATTGCGTTACCAAGGGTTTTGATTCTGTTAGCTCTGTTTTTGTCCAATTCATAGGAAATCCCATTAGGAACTCCACAAAAGTTGGATTCAATTTGCCACCACGTCTTCTGGCTTGAGCCTCCAGACATTTCGATGCCTGTGTGTCCCCTTTCAGTCGATACTTGTGTTCGCTGTTCGTTGGTGTCGGCAACATCTCTTTCATATTTATCATATCTCCTATTATCGAGTGTCTGTCTTTCTGACTCTTTGGAAGTGTTAAGTTCTTGCTGTCGTTCGTTGTCGGACTGTAGAATAATTTCTTCTTCTCTAAGTATATCATTGCGTCCGATAGCTTCGATCCGTACGTTATCCCCGATCCTTTTCTCCTTGACACGAAACCCCCAGACTTTGTTCTCTCCACCAAGTGGGATTGTTCCCCCCCTTCCTCGCATACTACTGTCGGTGTTGGATACATTTTCACCGCTAGTGGTAGAGGTGTCCCTCCTTGCTTGTACTTCTTCGTTCTCTCCGATGCTGAGTCTTGTGTTGGTGTTGGATACATCTTCATTGTCTCTAAATCCACTTGTTCTCTCAAGTTCGACGGTTTCGTTCTGCCCTTTCTGTGACCCTCCATAATCTTTTTCGTTCCTGCAGCGCTTCTCGGCGGCAAGTAATCCATTGTGTTGGGAGTGGCCCACAATCCAGACTCTGTACCTTTGGTGCCAAGCACCGATGCCTGAAGCTGGAATAAGGAAACATTGGACTTCGAAACCTTCACTTTCCAATTGGTCTTGCACCTGTCTGAGTACCACGCCGTTTTGGAGGTTAATAAGTCCTTGCACATTCTCCCCAATAACGAATTCGGGTTTGATCTCCCTAATGAGTCTAAGCATTTCTGGCCAGAGATAGCGGTTGTCGTTTGTTCCTTTTTGTTTACCTGCGACGCTGAAGGGTTGGCAGGGAAATCCTCCAGTAATGACATCTGCTTCGTATTCTTTTCCTTTGACATTTTTTATATCCTCCTCGATTGGTATGTTAGGAAAGTTTTTTTGTAAAACTTTCTGACAATATTTGTCCATCTCAACAAATTTTACAGTTTCAAAAAATCCAGTAGAGTCTAAGCCTAAAGCAAATCCCCCTATGCCTGAAAATAAATCAAGAACTTTTAGTTTTCTTTCCATCTTTCAATTTTTTAATTTCTAATTCACAATAGTGTATTATTTTTTCTAAGTCTTGTATACCGTTTTTGTTTAAATAACGACAAACATATTTCACAACACATCCTTGAAAGAAAGATAAATCATTTTTTGAAATAAATTCATAGGGCTGTATGGTAAAATTTTTGTAGTGGGATCCTCCGATTTGCTTATCTTGTGGAAACGATTTATTGAATATATCTTTAGATGTCATAACCCCTTTCTGTTTTTGCATAAATTATATTTAATTCTTTTTTAGCTCTAGTAACCCCTACATAAAACAATCTATGTTCATCATCGGGATTATCTAAATATTTATAGTACGCTGCATTACTCAAATCAGTTAATAAAATTACGTTATCTCTTTCATTACCTTTTACCCCATGAATAGTTGATATTTTAATCCTAGGATCTTTTGATAAATCTTCTCCATTTTTTATTAGTTTCTGTATTTTTCTAATCTCATCATCTCCCAAATCATCAAAAGCAATGTACCATTCATCATCTGTTTTTAAACCATGTTTTTCTTTTAAAGTATCTATGTCATAAAAATTCTCTTTTGACATATGTTTCATTAACTTTAAATCAACATTCTTACTCATCTTGTTGGTTATCTTTTTATAATCATTATAATGTATAGGAGTTCCTTCCTTTAATTTATTCCAATTTTCTATTAAAGAGTATATGTTTTGAACCCTAGGAGTTGAGTTTCTACGTTGAAAAAAGAAACCATTTTGATCTAAGTAGTAGGCTATTTTTTCTAAAAATAAATTTGTTCTAGCTAATATTAACCATTCTCCTTTAGATAAATCTACCTTATCTATCTCCCAATAATAATTAACTTTTCCTAAATCTTCTTTAGGTATCCAATTCTTTTCCACTCTATTCTTAACTTTTTTAATAATATTGTTTGCTACATTAAATATATTTTTGGGAACCCTATAAGACTGCTGCAATATAACTTTTTCTCCCTCTAAATTTATAAAACTTTCAGCATCTGCACCATTCCATTTATAGATAGCTTGATCATCATCGCCTGCAATAATAGATCGTTTAGAGTTCTTCTCTAATTTTTTAACGATATCCCATTGTATTAAACTTAAATCTTGTGCTTCATCTATAAATATAACTTCAAACTTTGGACTCTCTCCTTTGTCTAAAAATTTTTCTAACATATCAATATAGTCAATTAATCCTTTTTGTTTTTTGTATTGATGTAGTTCTTTGTTAATTATATCTAGTTTATCATACGTAAGATTGTAGCTGTAACCATTTTGATTATAGAGATCCAATGGAGATATTCTTTTGTTTCTAGCTAAACTAATTAAGGATATGTATGGATCTTTAGAGTGTAGTATACCTTCATGATCATGGTCATACCTAACACCTTCAAACTCTATCTGAAGATCTCTACCTAGATCTTTGTAATCTTTTTCTTGCATTACGTTTTCTTTTTTTAAACCTAGTATGTTAAAACAAAATGAGTGTAGAGTTCTAAAGTAAGGTAAGTCTTTTTCAGTTAAATTAAACTTATCCATAGCTCTATTTTTACCTTCTTGTGCACCGTTTCTAGAAAAAGTAAAATATCCTATCTTACTTGGTTCAACTTTTTCTAAAATCTTCTCTAGTTCATTCATTAAATAGTATGTCTTGCCTGTACCTGGTGGTCCGTAAATTATCTTTCTCATTAGTAGTTATCCTTGTTAAAAGTTTTTTGTTTATATGTTTGTATTTTTTTATCAAATCTAGCTACCACAAAAACAGAAAGCTTAGTCTTACCAACTCTTTTGGTAAAACAATGTAAGTAATCTTTTAACATTTGTGATGTTCTTTGATACTGCACTTTCCAATGTCTACGAGTTAGATATTGATGAAAAAAATTGTCGAATACAAAATAATGATATTCATCTTTTGTATATGTTCCACCGTTTTTAAGATCTTCAAAGTCATCTTTTTTGACTCTATTTAAACAGTAGTCTTCTAAGTAATTTTTTAATATGTCCTTGGTCCCTGTTCCTTCAGCAGGCTCCGTTATCTCAGCACCTTCTAGAAGAATATTTGTCTTTTGTTTCCATTCATTTGTCTTAAGTGTTGGTGGATTAAATCTAAGCTGCTTGACACATTCTTCTTGAAACAAGACTTGATTAGTTAGATGTTTTGCTGAGTCTAGATA